GACCAGTTCGCCTCAATATCAGCGACCTTAAACTCAAACGGCAACAACCGGTAAGCCTGCGCCACGCCGGTCAAAGTACCACCAACCTTATCTGCTTCCATGTTCGGCAACGGCAGTAGGTCGGTAATCATGGCCATGATGGTTTCACAAGCGAACTTGATGAAGTCGGTGGGGATATTGCGGACGAGGTATTGAACCTTCTTTGCAGGATCGTCGCCAAGGTCGTCTAGTGCGTTGATTTCCTTCAAGCGGTCAACCATGGTCCGGCCAGATTCGTCGGTTGTGATGGTGTCGAGTCTTTCGGCAAACAGGATCAACGCATTTGCATACCGTTGCGATTCGTTGGCAATGTCACCTGAGATTAGAACGTCGTACAAGTCAAGCAAGTCCTTCACGTGGTCGAAGAGGTTGGAACCATCCTCGGCAATCTGCCCGATGTTGACCGGCACTTGACCGAAAGCATGTGGCACATCCGGCGATTGAACCCAGTTCTTCTCGCCTTCTACCTTGCGCCATTCGGACTGCACCTTGTCATCCCAATAGGTCAAGACGTAGGTTTCATCCTCAAGTTCACGCAGCCAATAAAACCCGATCAACTTCTTTCTCAGGTCGTCAGAGTAGACAGGTAATCCTTGTTCGGCGGGAATGGGGTAGAAGTTCTTTTCTTTGCCATTGTTGTCGACCCATAGCAACTCATACGTGTGGCCGAACTTGAGAGCATCCTGGAACTCTAGCGAACTGACGAGCTGTTCATCGTTCTCATCGAAGATCGGTTGGAGCGTGGTATCGTAATATTCGCCTTCATACGTGATAGCCCCGGACTTCATGAAGTATCCGGAATAGAAGCTCATGGCCTTTTTGACTACGGGGACGGCGATACGCCAGTCGGGGGCTGGTTTGGGTAGTGGCTGGAAGATAACAGGATTATTTCCTTTGCTGTATGCGTCCCGTTCTTTGTACCAACGCTCTTTGCTTTCAATCTTCTCGCATACCTTGTTTAGCTGTTCGTTAGTCATACCGCCCCCGCTATGGGGGAGTATATTAGAGTTTCGCTATATTGGCAAGGATGGTATTTAGAACCGCAATGATGCCTTTGGTTTGCCAAGTGTTTCGAGTTTTCCTTCGTCAAAGTCAGGATACGTGATAACACCTTTGCACCTTTGGATCTTTCCATTTTTGAAATGCTTCTTCCAAAAGTCTGGTTGCTCTTCTCCACTTCCTTCAAGAGTGAAAAGAGTAGACGGCCAACCAAGACTAAATGCAATCATGTCTGTCTCATGATCGTACCATTTGGACTCATCGGAGCAGTCACCACTACTGGTAAGAGCAAACAATGCGCCTTTGTACTTTTCACGAAGATCAGCAATGATCTCTTCCTGATTCGCTGAGTCAGTCTCAAGACTGTATCTCGTATAGTATCCCATTATAGTCCCCCATTCACAATCGCATCCACCGTGCTGACTTCGATTACAGTTGTCTTCCGAATAACCATCACAACCTTACCAGTCATAAGTTCCTTTGTGTAATGGCTACCGCTGTATGTTACGTCAGTTTGTTTTTTACAGTATTTTGGATCATGAATCGGAGCTTTGCAAGGGTCAATCCATCCGTAGCTGGTTGAATGACCATCGTCGTATTCGCACCCCCATGCTTTGCCATTCTTCATTATCATGACACCAGTTTCAATTAGTTCCATAGCGCATCCACCGCCCCCACCGCCACGAACATGGCGACGATGAGGAGGAATGATACTAGCAGTTCGGCGTAGGTGGGTTTCATTCTGGAGCATCCTCTCTGTCGTCATACTTCCATGTTTTATATTCGGAGTAATTAACCATTTCCCAATGACAACCGGTCCAATATTGGAGTTCGGGTTCTGTCTTTACGCCGTTCTCATCACACAAAACAATCCATCTAAGTTTCATCAAAATCTCCTTTCCAAAAAACGCCACGATCCAAGGCCATTAGGATCTCTCGGGACAACAAAATCCGCATAACGCTTACCTTGGTCGCTCGGGACTCACAATCCCAACTGTTTTTCAAACCACAAAGAAAAGCCGTCGTCGTTCCCGTTGGCTTCAATCCACTTGTTTCTGTATTCGGTCCACTTGTCCATCATTTCTTTCATGTCTTTGGCGAAGTCAATCATCTCTCTATCTCCTCTCTCATCCACTATCTCACGAATCCGACACGGTGTCAAGTAAATCAGAACTCAAAAACCAGTCCGTCGTTAATCCGTTCCGAAGCACGATCAATCAGTTCGGAAACCGAAACATTCATATTTTCATCGAGATCAGAAGGATCAATCGTCAGGGCGTCATCATAAGAAACTTCATCAATGATAGGAGTGATCCCGAGGATCTTGGCGGCGGAGATCCGATGACTTCCTTCGAGGGCAACGAAGCAGTTGTAGCAGTCATCCCAAACGGCGCGAATAACAGGGGCTCCCATGACTTTCATTTCTTCGCAAACCATTTCGAGGGCAACCTGATAAACTTCGTTAAGCGCTACAATTTTCATATCATCATCTCCTATCTAATTCCAGTATATACCATCCATAGAACTACGTCAATAGAAAGTTTCAGATTCCAGCGGGACGGCGGGTTGGAACTGACGCCCTAGCCAGCACCATCTCGTTCTCCAGGCCGTACCTTACACTGTCGATTGAATGGTTATTCTTGTCAGGGTACTTCGATACAACGTCACCGGAACGGTTGATTTCTAGGGCATAGTTGACGAACTCCATAGAAGCCAACGGGCAGGACACCGGGTCGATGATGATTTGCTCAAGGTCTGCAAGCCACTTGATACCGGACTCGACAGACCCTGGACCCTTCTTTGCCGGCTTGATCCTTAGTCCGAAGTCTCGTCTTAGTTCATCGATACTCTTAGGCTCTGCCGAGTCGGCTATGGTTTCGGTGTTCCTATGCTCTGGTTTCATCTTCTCCGACAGAACACGGTTAGAGATACCAATACCGGCGATCTCTTCAAAGATCCAAAGCGTTCGTTTCTTGGCATTGTAGTACATTCGCTCAAACGACAAACTATCAACGGCATATCCAAAGTCAAGACCCTGATTAATCTGACCGAATGATTGACGCTCTTCGTCGGTGATCTTTCGTACCGTGACATTGTTGAACACCTCTAGGCCGGTTCCAACCTCTTCCCCAAGGTACTCATGACGGTACGCCACTGGATTTACTTGTTCAAGGTGTTTAGCATCGGCTAAGAACCGTTCACCCAACCATTCGACAGGGACGGTACGATAATCAGAACTATGGACAATTCGTCCAGGCTTCTCGATCTTGACTTCACGGTTGACCCACGATCTAGCAGACTTCGGAGGGTTGAACGAGAAGAATGCTATCTTCCCTTCGCCTTTACCGCGAAAAATAGATTGAAGGATTGACCGCAGCTCTTCAATAGAACCGTACTGATCAACTTCCTCGGCCCAGAATATCTTAATGTACCCTTTCCCTAGGTTGATTGACTTAGCCTTGAGAGGGTTATCAATACCACGGAATAGAATGCGCTGGCCAGTCTTGACGTTGACCGCTTGCATTGGAGACACCATAAACCGCCACAAGTGGCTAATTTTCAGCTTATCGGCTGCCCATTGCATTTGACCGAAAACAGAGTCACGGAGTTCGTTGTCATATCGACGAGAAATGAAAGCATGGGCGTTAGCATCTTGAGACAAAAGAAGAAAGATTTCTTCGGCAATGAATGAAGACTTTGTGGAACCTCGCCCACCTTTACACCATACCTCAGAAGGCTTATCTGACTTGATTGCCTTATGAAGTTGGTGGAATGATGGTGCGATTACTTCGGAAAGTCTAACGTCGGATGACGCTTCACTTGATGTCATCGACAATGGTTACACCGATACCGCCAGAGTGTTCTAGTTCCTGTTTATCGCGCCAACGGTCAGGACGGCGGTTCTTTAGCCAGAAGATCATGGCCGTGTCTGAAGGTGGAATAGTTTCGGTATAGTCAACGATTTCGACCGATGAACCACTGCCAGCAGGACCGAGAACGACTAGGGGCTTTTGCGTTTTGTAGCTGTATCCGGTGGCCTTTTTGAATAGGCTATTTTCAACAGCTTGGTCGGGCTCTTCTTTGCCTTTCCTTTTGGAGTCCGAAAACTCAGGATAAGTGGCTTCCCATTCGTAAAGAGTAGACTTGGCGATGTCCAATTCCTCAGCGATTTTATCGTCAGTAAGACCGCGAACGGCTAGACAATAGACTAACTTCGGGTGAAACCGTTCATCGTATTTTGTAGGTCTTCCTTCTTTAGCCATGGTTTAAATCTACTCCATTCACTTCAATAGCTCATACGGTTCCACGCCGAACACCTTAGCAAATCGGCAGATAGTTTTCAAGGTGATGCCAACCTTCCCCGTCATTATAGCATAAACATGCGAACTACTCATCCCGGTTGCACGCTCTAGACCACCTTGGCTGACGTTATTCTCTGTCATCTTCGTTTTAACGGTGTCCAGGAACCGTTTTGTTTCGACTTCCTCTTCTGGTGTAGGTTTCATTCACTTTCCCTTGTTGAGCGATTAGAAAGGCTTGGCGAGTGGTTATAGGTCAAACCGCCTCCAGTTCTTTGATCTTGTCTAATGCATCCTCTGCCATTGGCTCGACAGGACCAGCGCCTTCTTCGATTTCCTTCAAACATTCAACCGCCACTTCGAGTTGGGCGCGGGTGGTGAGGAGCATTGACCACGGCAGTTCATCGGTGTTGTACACCTCTTCTTCGTTGTTAACAGATATTGACCATCCATGCCATGCTCTAGAGATATAAGTAACTTCCGGAACCAACCTCTTGATTTCTTCAACGCTGAATTGTTTCATTTCTTCCACCCCAATACGAACCTAGCAAACAAGACGCCGGCAACCATGCCGATGAAGTACAGGACAACACCTTCAGTTCCACTCACAACACCGCCCCCTTGCCCATGCGCTCCTGCAATAGAGCCATAATCTGATCCACCGCCGCATTTGCCGATGCGTCAGAGATACTTTTCCCGGCGATGATTTCCATGAGGTCTTGTCTGGTCACCCCCTTGGGTTGGAGGGCTTGGAGGTCGGAGTAGCGGACCCAGTCAGCGTCTCTTTCGTGGTGATACATAACGTCAGAGGTTGACCATCGGTCGATCTTGCTCAGATCAACGCCAGCGGGGCGGTCGGCTCGGGTGTTCCAGTCTTCAATGAACCAGCTAGAGTTGCCGAGCATGCAGTTACTCGGTTCATGGTAGACTATGCCACCGACATTAGATTCCTTTGGCATACAACCGCACCATGCGCACGGTTTCAGGTCAGTCATGGCGGGGCTCCTTTTTGGCTTTGACAGGCTTGTACGAATCGCACTCACGAACCGGAGTCTTGTTTCTGTACTTGTCGCATCCGATGTAAACCGAACGCCAGAAGACGCAAGACGTACACAGAGGCTCAAGTGTGGTTGACGTTGTGATCACTTCCCCACCTCCGCAGACAGGAGGGCGAGGGCTTTCTGAAGCGCTTCCAGGACCTTCATCATCGTCACCCATTGAGGTTCATCAGAGTCAAAGCGGACCAACTTGTCGGCGATCTTGATCTGCTCCACCGCCTCCCTGACGTTGATCGGGGGTGGGGTGGCCCTGCTATGCCATTGGTTGTTGCAGACGCCCTCATGAGACATCGATACCTTGTGGCCACATTCGGGGCATACACTCGACTCCTCCCGGTGGCCGAGGGTGAGGAGGTGGGCGCGAAGTTCCCCAGCAATTGCACGACAATCAGACTCCGATCTCCACCGAGGAACGTTTTGCCATAGCCATCGGTCAAGCTCGTTGTGTGTCGGCACCACGGGTGATTGTGCGGTGGGGATGGTGGCCGACATGAACCTAGAAAAGTATTCCTCTTGGTTAGGATCTGGAGTGAAGCCATGCTCCCACGCTTCTCTCATCTGCTCTGCCGTATACAATTTCTCACTCATTTACTTTGCTCCTTTGGGTGGCGATGTAATCATTGATCTTAGATTCTGGGTATCCACCGTTTTCAGAACACCAGATCATCGCCTCCCTCATCTGCTCTTCGGTGTACAGGGGTTCGGCTGATTTACGAAAGTGTAATGGGTTGTCGCAGATCTTCAATCCACGCGCATTTGGAGCGATTTGAACCAGCCCTGGATCATTCCACACATTCTCGCAGTTGGGGCACACTTCCCCGGTGTCTTGTTCATAGGAGGCAATGGCTTCACGGGCGATACTGATAGCCATGTTCCGTTCCATGTTGTAGTTGTCTGGGTCTTCCTTACCACCGCAATATCCACCAGACCGGAATGAGGCAATCTCTTTCAACGCTTCCAACAAACAGGATTCTTTGGGGGTCATAGTTGTTTTCCTTCAAGACACTTCTGCATCAAATCTTCAATCATGATGATTCCTTTCATCTGTTCGCCAGTCAACGCTTTGACGGGTTTCTTCATCTTCTCAGCATCAACAGCCCTAAGACATGGGTCACCAGTCTCAATGTATCCAGCCCACATTGAAAGGCTGAAATAAATCATTTCTCGTTCAGGACTCATACTTCCTCCACCTCAATCGAGATCCCGAGATCCTTCGCCATGGCTTCGAGGGTGGGGCGGGAGTATTCGGAAATCCGATACGTTCCAACGCCACCACGGTCAAGAGCATCACGGAGTTCTGAGTCCGTCATCGGTCTAGTTTTCGTGGGGCGAATAATAGAGCAAGTTTCATCAATGCTCCAGATGAAAGAGTTTTCACTATCCCTAATGACAAACTGTCCAGGAATGCGCCTTCCGATCGAGTCAACGAGAATCACGGTTTCCCCAATCTCAAAATGCGTCTTCAGTAGCTCGGTCCGAGCCTCCGCCACCGCTTCAGCAACGCACTCGGCGGTGTGGGATTCTATCTGAGACCAGTAAACAAGTCTTGTCTCATTGCCGTTGAATCCCTCTTTCGTTAGTTTCATCTCGTTCAATCTCCTCTCTCCCATACATTACACTAGCTTTAGTGGGTTGTCAAGGGAAAATCACCTGTCAATGATACGTTTTCACTGTCAATCGTAAAATTGACACCTTATATCATGCCATTGCAAAGACTTATTGCCACTTTTTGACCAAGTGTCAATGTGCGCCCCTAACACACACAAACAACCACAGAAAAAAATGAGGGACACTAATGACATGACAGAAGAAACTAGAGAAATATACCAGATATATATTACTAATATATTACTTATATTATTATCTTATATAGAGTTATTCGTTACTTCATTTCTCCAATTTCTCCAATAATTGAATAAAACCCTGTCAATATTTGTCAATAACGAAATGACAGTAAAAAGCTATTTTCCGGCCTTGACTGTCCTTTGCCCATGGTATAGACTATCCATGTCGGGAGTAATGAACCGGACAGACCTTGACGGGTCAGGTTAGAAAGAGCCGTTTGGAAAGGTAGGCCATGCGTCAACATGGTCGAATCGGGAGTCATTACCCCGAGCCTTTTCAAGCGGCTTTTCTATTTGGAGTACCAATGACTAACAAAGAGTACGCTCTGAAGTATGCATCCATCGGCTTCCAGGTATTTCCTATCTGGTGGATCAAGGACGGACGTTGTGCTTGTGGCAAACCGGACTGCTCCCAAGGTAAACACCCGATGACACAGAACGGGTTACTTGATGCTACAGACGATCATGACGCGATTGAGAAGTGGTGGACATTGCACCCTAACGCCAACATCGGAGTTGCAACTGGACCGGAAAGTAACCTAGCCGTGATTGACGTTGACGATCCTGCAATGCTTTCGGAAATCGACGTTCCAAAGACCGTCACTCAAAAGACGGGGTCCGGTGGGTTCCACTTCCTCTTTCGTCACCCCGGAGCCTACGTCAAGTCAATCGCTAACGTGTTGCCCAAAGTAGATAGCCGTGGTGATGGTGGATACATCATCGTTCCACCGTCCAACCATATCGACGGGGTATACAAGTGGCTTGAAGATCCTTTTGATGGCTGTGAGATGGCCGAGGTTCCGCAATGGTGGGTTGAGGCTGTCGGTGAAGCCAAGACACGGGACAAGAAGAAGAAAACGGAAGAGTCGGAACCTGGAGTCATCCTTGAAGGTGGGCGCAATCAAGCCGTGTTCGATTATGGCGTGATGCTTTGGAAGCAAGTTCCGATGACAGAGAACGTGCTTTTCTCGGCCTTGGTTGGGTACAACAATGGAGCTTGTAAGCCACCCCTAGAAGACGCTGAGGTTTCATTGATAGCCCATTCTATCGTCAAGTATGAAGGGATGACTAAGGCCGAGTGGGAGGAACACCAGAAGTATTTGAAGATTGCCGAGAGTTGGGCCGATGGTCTTGCCAACAGTCACCAGAAGAAGATTGCAGAATCCCTTATCATGAACGTCACCAAGGAAGCTGGACCACCCCCTGAGTTCATGCCTGAAACTGGATTGATCAAGGATATCGCAGAGTTCATCATGAGACAGTCCGAAAGACCTCTTCCGCTTCTGTCTATCTCGGCAGCGACTACCTTGGTCGGGGTTCTTTCTGGTGGTAAGTTTGAAACGTATTCCGGCCTTGGCCCCAATATCATGATGGTATGCCTTGCCGAGTCAGGAAGCGGAAAACAAAAGCCAAAGAGCGTGATCAATAACATCCTTCATTCGCTGAACCTTTTCGACTACTCCGGGGCCGACGACATTGCCTCGGCACCTGGATTGATTGCGGAACTTTCGGACCATCCTAATAAGATTTTCTTCCTGGATGAGTTTGGGTACGCTTTGCAGTCGATCACGAACAAGAACTCGGCAAGCTCTAAGCGGGAAATCATGTCAACTATGATGAAGCTCTATTCATCGTACAACACAACGTACAACGGGACAGCCTACGCAGACAAAAAGAACCGGCCTAAAGTGATCATCAATTCGCCATGTCTTGTCATCATGGCTACTTCTACTCACCAGAGTTTTTACGATGCATTGAGCATTGAACACGGTTCGGACGGGTTCATTTCTCGGTTGATGGTTGTCCCGTGTGGTGAGGAACGGGAAGACCGTGTGAAGATCAAGTACGATAGAAAGATCCCAGGAAACATTAAGGCGAAGCTGATGGAGCTTTCCGGGGTTCCACTTCCAAACGGTGAGAAGGTCGTCGTGTTCATGCCTGAAGACATTGAGGACGCTTTTATTTCCTTTGACAATTCCATGACGAAACTCATGGGAGAACACAAGGACCTGAAAGAACAGGCTAGGTCGATCTATTCCCGTGTAGCCGAGAACGCCAATAAGCTGGCGATGATTTATGCGATTTCCGTTGATATTGCGAATCCTGTTATTGACCACAAGGCTTTTTTGTGGGGCCGTGAGATTGCGCTATGGTGTGCGAATCACATTATGGAAAAGCTATCAGAGAACGTGGCCAGCAATGACACGGAACGGACTAACAAGAAGATGATCGCGCTTGTGAAGGATGCTGGACGCAGAGGAATGACTCGCCGGGAGATCTTGCGGTCGTTCCTGGGGATGAAAGCGTATGAACGGGATGAGATGCTAGAGGCGACTATAAAGCTAGGTTTCATGTTTGAACACAATGGGAGGGTGTTCCATTCAAAGTTTAAGGATATTCTAGAGGAGGAAGGGAAATGATTTGCAAATGCAACCACGAAATGACGCTAGTAAAGAAGAAGAAGTCAAACGGGCAGTTCATGTATGTATACCAGTGTTTCGATTGTGGAGATTACAATAGGTCTCACGAAAAAAAGCCTTTGAATGACGTTCCTTTGTTTAACGAAGAGTTATTTGAAGCAAATAAGCAATTGAGACATGAACAATTCGAGGCAGAAAGAAAGAAAATAGAAGATGAATGGAGAAAGAAGCAAGATGAAAAAAACGCCGAATGGTGGGAATGGTATAGTGAATACTTACAAACTGAAGAATGGATAGAAAAACGAAACAAGGTTTTTGAGAGGGATAGTTATACTTGTCAATCATGTCTAAGTTGTCATGCTGATCAAGTACATCATCTAACATACAAACACGTTGGGAATGAGCCACTGTTTGATCTTGTTTCAGTATGTTTTAAATGTCATGATAGAATAACAGAACATGACCGTTCATTGAGGAAGTCAACATGATCCAAAACTTCCGGCGCAAAGCCTTCACAATGTCAAAGAAGGCGAAAGAGGAACTAGCCGACAAAGCTAGAGCCAAGACACAATACAGACGGGACAATATGCAAACTGTCATCGACATGATAAGGGAGAATCGAGATGGAACCATCGGGAAAAGCCAAGACCAACTTACGCAATCAAGTCTGGTGGAAGAAGCTACGGAAGCGAAAGATTGAGGAGGTAAGAAGCCGAAACCAGTTCGGAGAGTTGCGCTGTGAACTAACCGGCGTTTTGATCAAAGAAGAGAAGAACGCACAATGTCATCATCGGTTCCCGGATAACTACACCTCGGAGAACCTGGATGACTACAGGATTCTGACCAGCTCGGCGCATGACTTCATCGAGTGGTTGGGAGTGATCCGCAAAGACACCTTCCCCAACCGTGAGAAGATGGAAGCTTGGCTGGGGGACTTTTTGCCGGTGAAAGTTAGGACTGTGGATAAGTATTATGAAGAATTGAGGAGGAAGGAATGAATCATACACCTGGACCGTGGACACCGTACATCGGAGAAGAGTGTCATGGTGTTTTGGGACCGGATGGTAGGCATATCCTTGAGTTTTGGAATCGACATGAACAAGACAACGTGGCGAATGCTCACTTGGTAGCATCGGCCCCGGAACTTCTGGAGGCGTTGGTAGAAATGGTGGAAGCTGTGAAGTCAGTTAGGGAAATGAATCATCACAGATTCGATGCACTTGGAGTCAAGGTAAACAACCTCATCGCCAAGGCCACCGGTCAACCGAAACCCTAAAGATTCCATTGACAATACCCCATGAATGATATATGATATTCATATCGGCTAGGTTTGATCCCGAAAAGCGGCTATCCACCGCCTGCCGATACTTTAACGGATACCATCGGGAGGTGGATCATGAAACAAATACCTTTGACTCAAGGTAAGTTTGCTTTGGTAGACGATGAAGATTATGAGTTCTTGAATAAGTGGAAGTGGTGTTTATCGCATGGTTATCCGTCAAAAGCAATTAAAAAAGAAGATGGAAGAAAATCATGTTTGTTGATGCACCGTTTGATAATGCAAGCTCCTGATGGGGTAATGGTAGACCATAAGAATGGTTGTCGATTTGACAATAGAAAAGAAAATCTAAGGCTATGCTCTGGTACTGAAAACCAGAGAAACCAAAGACTAAGAAAAACCAATTCCAGCGGATACAAAGGAGTTAGTTTTCATAAATCAACTAGAAAGTGGATGGCTAGGATAAGAGTAAATAAAGTACAGATATACATAGGAAACTTTAATAGTCCTGAAGAAGCGTACTTGGCATATTGCGAGAAAGCAAAGGAACTCTTTGGAGAGTTCGCTAGATTTGAGTGAGAAAGGAGAAAAGGATGGACTGGAATACAGCGGCGCTAATTACACCGCCAAGTTTACCGATGATGGCAACTATCTATGGAAGCCATAAGGTAGGGAAAACTGAGCTTGAGGCTAGTTTTTCTAGCGGTGATGTAACAAACCCTGATTTGATTATCATGGCGTTTGAAAGTCCTGGACCTACGATTGCAGGAAGGAAAGACATTAGGATTACTCCAGTAATCAATAAGTTTGAAGACGCTATGAGTTTCCTTAGGTGGCTATACGCTAACCCTGGAAACTTCAAAACATTGGGAATTGATACGATCACCCGCATGTCAAAAGTGTTTGAAACTGAGATCATTGCCAGTGATCCAAAGAAACCTCAGGGCATGGGCGCGGCGCATGGCGGGTACGGGAAAGCCTACGGGATTCTTTCAGAGATGCATGGCAAGATTGTCCAGGCTTGCGAGGCTTTGCGCCGTGACAAGGGATTCAACATTGTCTTTGTAGCTCATGCCGATATCGGAAAGTTTAGCCCACCTGACGGGGAAACTTACAACGTGTATGAACTCGACATGCATGAAGACAGCGCTAGTCACTTTCTTAACAATAGTGACATCATCGGTTTTCTAGATCAAAAAACGCTGACACGGGAGGGTGATGACGGGAGGATTAAGGTTGCTTCTACTGACCAGAGAATCTTGAAAGTAAAGTCATCCGCTGCCCACGTTAGCGGGAACAGATATGGTATCACAGATGACTTGATCGTTGAAAAAGGTGTTAACCCACTTTTGAAGTATTTGAACGCTGACCGTGAGTCGGTGAGAAATGGAAACGAAGGAGACAATTTCTAATGGCTATTTTTGATCCCAGCAAATACGAGGACGAGAAGCCCGATAGCTTCACGGCACCGAAAGGACAGTATGAACTGTACGTCACGGAGCAGTCTATCAAGATTTCTCAAAAGGGCGTGAAGTACCTTGCCGTCAAGGTGACCTTTGACAACGGACCACGGAAGGGGAAGTACTTCTTCCACAACTTCTTTCTGTGGCAAGACGATCCCGAGAAGCGCAAGAAGGCCCTCGGTTGGTTCGCCACATTCTGCAAGGCTATCGGTGTCGGCCCGTTCGACCCCGAGGTGGACGGTGACTTGATCCTCAACAAACCGTTCATCGGTGACGTTGACATCGAGTTTTCGCAGGAGT